AATAAGGGCTTTTTAAATACAAGCCTATATACTCAACAACCTCTTACTGCTACTACATTAGGTGGCGCTCTTTCTACTGCAGTAGTAAACATGTTTAACACATATGTTAAACCTGTAACAGCGATGTACAGTTATTCTCCTACTTATCTAGTTAATACAGCTACCCAAGGCACTGCCTATGCTGTAGGTAACTTGCCAGGTAAGATTAACAGAATATTCCAAACTTTAGACGATGTTGATGCTCAAAGAATTGATCTTTCTGCAGAAGCTGGTCTTGGTACTATCTACGCTTCAACTGCGACATTGGGTGTAAGCGCTTTTGATGATACTCTAAAGGTTAACATTGGTAGCACATCTGGTGCTTCTTATACAGGGTTCTATAGAACAGATGGTAATCTTGGCGAAGATACTTTAACAACAACAGTCCCTGGTGTTGTAGCAAGTAACTATACAGCAGAAGATTATAAGAACAATTACCTAGCAGTATACGAAGAGTTCAGAGTATTTGCTCAATCAACAAGAAAAGATCACTTGTTTGTTGCTGATCCTATCAGACCAATATTCATTTCTGGTGCTAAGACTAAGGTATTAGCTGACAGAAACAATACGTTTGTAACTCACATTTATACTCCGTTGAAGAATCAGTATGATACTACAAGCACAAGCTATGCTACTGTTTACGGTAACTGGGCACTTGTAAGTGATACTGCTTCTGGTACAAATGTTTGGGTGCCTTTCTCAGGTATGATTTGCGGTATGATGGCCCAAGACGATACAAATTACGCACCTTGGTACGCTCCAGCCGGCTTTACAAGAGGTAAATTCCCATCTCCTGTGCTTGACATTGCAGTATCTCCAAGCCAGCGCAACAGAGACTTGCTATACAAGATTGGTATCAATCCTATTACCAAGTTCCCTAACGATGGTATCACAGTATTCGGTCAAAAGACCAAGCTTACAACACCTTCTGCATTTGACAGAATTAATGTAAGAAGATTGTTCTTGTACCTAGAGAAGTTAACAAGATCAACAATGAAGTACTTCGTATTTGAGCCAAATACGCTCTTTACAAGAACTCGTGTTGTTAACGTTCTCAAACCACAATTCGACATTGTGAAGAATAGTCAAGGTATGTATGACTACCTTATCGTTTGCGATGAGAGAAACAATACTCCAGAGGTAATTGATCAAAATCAATTGATCGTAGACATCTATATTAAGCCAGTTCGTGCAGCTGAGTTTATCCTAGTTAACTTCTACGCAACTAGAACAGATCAAAACTTCAACGAGCTAATATAATTTAGAAAGGATTAACCTATGCCACTATCAATTACAGACTACTTCCAAGTAATGCAGAGAAGAGATTTTCTGCGCGACCATCAATACAGAATAAGCGCTCTTGTTTACGAGGGATTTATTCTAAGTCTTGACGAGTTAGTATATTTAACAACCTCAGAGATTCCAAACCGTACAATTAATTCAGTCCCTGTACCGTTTATGGGTCTTAATTTTAACGTTCCAGGTACTGTTCAATATGCCGGTACAATTAACTTGACTTTCTATTGCGATCAACCACAAGTTATTCGTTCAATAGCAGAGGCAATGTCATATGCCACATTTGATGACAGATATTCTGGAGGTGCTTATACAGTATCATCTGAAAATAGAATGACATTCTATACTTACGACAATACAAACCCTGATTCTGTAACAACCCAATATTCCTTAATCGGTATTTACCCAACGGTTGTTGGAAATATGGCTACAAACACAACTGGACAAGGTACTGCCTTGACTCTTCCAGTTACTTTTGCATATCAGTTCTGGGAGAAGGAAACTCAACCAGTACCTGTAACAGCTCCAGCAAGAGTACCTGTACCATAAGAATAACAGTTATTGCAAAGCCCCTGAATATTCAGGGGCTTTTTTTATGCTTAAATAAAAAACTTTCATAAATAATTATATGGCAGACTTGTTAGGTCAGTTGTCTATTACAAATAATACAACTACCCAAAATAACCCACCACCCAAAGGTACTGTACCAGGGTCGGTTATAATTGGTGGTAGAAATAATACTATTGCTCCTCCACCACCTACCTCTATAACCCCCGCTAACTTTATTTCTAACACAGATATAAGTAGACCGCATAGAAAGTTTTTAGATGTATTATCTGAATATGCAGCTTCAGTACCTCTTAAATCTTTTTTTTATGTTACGTTTAACATACCTAATTTAATTTCTGAGCAAAATTTAAAAAATTTAAGCGAGTTTTTTGTTGATAACGACTCTGCTAAAACAATATTATCTAGACCGCAATTTTCTTCTCAAATGGGCTGTATATTCTGCAGAGAGGTTACTTACCCTGGAGAGGCTTTAAATGGTACTACCCTTGAATTAGACAATAGAGGCTTTAGGTCGTCTCCTTATGCTGGTGGCAGATCAAATGCGTTTCTTAGCGGGTTAAGATTAACTTTTTATGAAAGTTCTATAAGTTTTATTGATCACATCATAAGACCTTGGGTGCTTTTAACAAGTTACTATTCTACTATTACTAGACCACCTACAGCAGATAACGAAGGTATAGCTGGTTTGCGTCAAGATATAACCTGTGTACTAATGACAAGAACAGGGGTCGCTCAATCAAGCGATCAAATTTTATTTAATACCTCAAGCCAGGGAGACGGTACATACCCAGAAAACAGAAACAACCCTTGGGGCCCGAGAAAAATAATAGTATTTAAAAATTGTTTTCCTAAAGATTTTAGCAATTTAAGTTCTGCTCATTCAGATAGTAATTCTTTAGAGACTGCTACAGTTTCTTTTAACTATTCTCACTACGAAATTATGTATAAAGAAGTTGGTTTAAGTAATTCTACAATTACCTTACCACCACCACCTGGAGCACCCACAGCAACTCAACAAACTGGAGTTATTATTGGGGGTTAATTAAATAAAATGTGTCCTACTACACATTTAAAGTATTTTCATCAAAAGAAGACATACTTACTAAGCAATTTTCAGCCCAAGATTGCATAGATTTAAATTTTTTGCTCAATAATAAAGACAATTTAGGCGTAGATAAGTTTTGTGAAGAAAAATTTAAAAGCTATACTGGTAGAGATATAAAATTAAACGTATTTGATAAATTTTTATACTTATTTTCTCAAAAAATAATGAGTCACTCTTACGAAGTGACAGTTATTCATAAAAAAGGAGAGGAAAAAATTAACTTTATAGTTAATTTAGTACAGCTATACAATCAAATTGACAGTGCCCCTTTTATTACTAATCAAGTTTACAATGATGGTTGCTTGTCTATAGAATACGGAATCCCCAATGATCTTTCTTGCACAAGTAACTTTCTTATAAAGTCAATAAAAACACCGGATAAAACGTTTTACAATGTTACCGATCCAGAAGTTTTATCATTTTTGCCTGTAGAGTTATATAAAGAAATAACCAAAATGCAGGCAAAAAATAATGAAATAATAAAATCTCCCTACTACGAAGATGCATTTTTAAGGGAATTAACATTTACAAATGAAGAATTTCTGTTTTTCTTAACGTTTATATATAGTGAAAACATAGAAAACTTCTATTTTTTAACTTATACCTTGCAAAAAGACTATAATATTTCAATGAGTTTCTGTAGAAGTATTACTTTGAGAGATTTGTATCTAATAGTTGATACTATAAATAGAGACAACAACGATAAGAAGAACAAACAAGGACGATATGAGCAGTGAAATCCTAAACATTATAAAGAATTCCTTTAAGACATACGACTTTTTAGTACCAAGTACTGGGGAGTTTGTTAAAGGTAGCCTATTAAACATTAAACAATTCAACAGACTTATCGATATTGATACTGATAATACAAGTGATTTTATTAAATTTATCAAATACTCTATTGCAACTGATGAAATTATTAATGAAAATATTGACAAACCGGAGAAACTCTCGTATTTTGATAAGCCTTTTATATTAATTCAATTAAAATTAGCTCAGCAAAAGGATTTTTTAGGTGTTACTCTTAAAAATTATCAAGATACTATATTAGAGCGCTTAAAAACAGTCAATTTAAGTGATTTAAAGTATGTTTTTGAGCACCAAAATTTAAAATTATCGTTTGGTATTAAAGCATTTAGAGAAGTTTACATAAGAAACATTGAATTTTACGCTAATCTTACTGATGAACTTGATAGTAATACAGAAATTATCACACTAGAACTGTTTAAAACCCTTAACGAGGTTAACTTTCAAAATCAACCAATTACTTCTGAAAATAATTTCTCTGATTTAAAGTCTCTTTTACAGAATATGCCATCTAATCTAGTAGTTGGCTTTAATAATTTTGCTCAATCTGTTAATAAAACAACAGATACTCTTAATAGCTTTACGTCAAAGACAAACGATAATTTTATTTTTACATCTAATATAGAGTTTATGTTATTGTAATAAATAATTACATGGCTGACCAACTGTCAAACAACGATATATCTAGATTAGCAAAAGCTATAGTTGAGGCTCAAAATAAGGGGCGTAGAGAATCAACTTATACTGCCCCTCCAGTAAGAGTATTAAAAGAAGAAAAAGAGCTTGAAGAGCAAGACATTGATGCCATACAAAATGATATAAGGGCTAAGTATTTAAAGCAATTAAAAGATCAGTATCTTAAAAAGATAGCACAGAACCAGAAAGAGATTGAAGAGCTTGAAGAAAAGAGAAATAGCGAAAGGCTTTCTCAAAAAAAGCTTTCTGAAATTAATGAGCAAATTAGAGCTAGAGAGAATGAAATTCTACAATTAAGAGATGAGACAAAAAAGTCTCTAGAAGAGATAAATAAAAATCTAGAAAAAGAAAAAGAAAATCTCGAAAACAAAGCACTATCAACTGTTTTCGAGAACATTTCTAAAAGAAGCAAGAAAACTTTTGATGATTTTTTAAATAACGTTGACAAATCTCTTGAAAATTTTCAAGTAGCAGG